GTAGTCCACATGGCAGATTCCCAATGAGGGGCTAGCAGCAGAGGCTGCGGTAGGTAGTGCTAGCAAGATAACAACGGCAGTCGCAATAAGTTTAGTCATTTGATGTCCTCCTTGGACTGTAGGGCGGCTCGCTCCAGTTCGCGGCCTCGTTTGATGCCTTCACGGATAAAGGCGATATAGCACTCAGCGGTATCGCCCTTTAGACCTTTTGGCCAATCCATTGTCTCATACAAGCGGTTGGCCTCCGCCAAATCAGGATCAACCACCACCACCATTGGCGGCGTCCAGCCTTCGCGGGCTAGGCGGGCGGCTTGAATGGCACGGTTACATCCCACACCGGCAATGCGCGCAGCCTCGGTTGCCCGTGCGTCGTCTAGTTCCTCGTTCGTCATTGGTCTTGCTCCATAAGCTGGGCAACGTGCGCCAGCCCTTTTTTCGTCAAGTACCAGCCAGCCCGATACCTGTTGTCGATGCAACCGGCGCCCAGCGCGGCCTTAATCCGGCATACCTGCACACGCACGCTCGATTTGCTAGACGCCATGCCCAAGGCGATGGCCAGGGCGCTAGACGATATGGCACCGCCCTGCGCCGCCCAAAGGGCCTGTAGGATGGCCTCCTGCTGGCCTGTAAGGTCCAGGACGGTTGCCATAGGGGTGATGGGCGTCACAGGCACAGCGGCGGCTGTTAGGCGCTGTAGCTGCGCCTTGAGGCGGGCGATCTCGTGCTCGTGCATGTAGCACTGAGGGCAGTTCATATTTTGGGTCTCGGTCGACACGCTACGCAGTCGTAGGGCGTTTTCGTGAACGAGGTTAGGCGGGCGGTTGATCCGGCTGGAAGCCACGCCGAGCACCGGCACTGGGCGGACCGCTTGAGGGTTACTAGGTTCTCGCTCATCCGAACACGAGCCACAGGCCAAAGAGGGCAATGAACCAGAGTGATCCGCCAGCAATGACCGCGAGGAAATCAACCAGCCCTGCGGGCACCCGCCGCTTGGCGTAAAAATGGTCGTGGTCGATCAGGTGCAGTTCGAACTTAGGCTTAGGGCGGTGTCCCATGCGGGCCTCCTCATATGCCGCGATGGCGCGGTTGATTTGATCTTGGTCTAACTTGTCGGTTGATGAATATGTCATAACTCAATACTCCTTGACGTAAGTGTCGGGTTCAAGAAAAAGATCATGGCCTATCTCTGCCATTTCATCACAGAGGCGGTGGGAGACACCAGGAACGGCTAAGATATTCTTTTGAATGATTATCTTGGCCTCAAAGCTGATATCTTTGATCAGATCGTAAGATCGATAGACTCCTGTTTCATCTTTCTCGTGCATCCAGATGAAACAGAGATCGAGGTCTTCAATGCAGTCGTCTGAGCCTCGGACGTACTCGGCGTCCCACTCGATGGACAGGCCTTCGAAATCAATCGTGTGTGTGATGGTGGTTCGCATTTTCATAATCCTTCATGGCTTTGATGATCATCATTCGAGCCTGTGCAGAGACCGAGCGATGCTCTTCCTCGGCAAGTTTAGCGATCTTGGCGCGCAGCTCGGGTTCAATTCGGACAGTCATGTAATCTGTAGGTGGCATGGTCTGGTTCCGTTTGCTTGGTTGCTAGGGTCTAATTGGAAGCTAGGGATTGCGCCCTAGCGTCCTATAGAAGCTAGAAGTTCCAAGGGATGGCACCGTGCTGCGCCGCGACCTTGCGCGCCTCGCGCTTGCCCGTGACGGGGATTTCGTGGGTAAAGCGGCGGTCGCCACCAACCCGTTCGGCGATCTGCACCGAGGCTGACCAGCGCGCGCTGCCGTTGGTGTAGTGAGCCTCGATAACTGGGTTGATTTCGTTTTCGTAAAACATTGGAGTTCTCCGTGGGGATGGGTGGGGGCCGAAGCCCCCGTTGAATTAATATTGCACACCGAGCTTAATTGCCTCGATCATGCTGTTCGCGTTGATCCAACGGTCACCGTAAAAAAGCTCGTGCTTTACGAACCACTCGGAGCTGCTGCCGCCCGACTTGGTTCCGCCGAGAACTTCAAAGGTGCGATCATTGTTGTAGGTAATGTTGAAGCGACCAGACCCAAGCTCGTCGATGATAAGGCTGTCGGCGTTGATGAAGTGCTGCTTGCTGTTCAGGTTTAAAAGCATGTCGGTAACTCCGGTCTGCGTTGTTGATAGGTAGTATTTCCCACATCTTCCCCACCCTGTAAAGGGAAAAGATATATCAGAAAGAATTATTTTTCACCGGCCTTCATGAACGCGGAAACCTGAGCCTTGGCGTCGGCCTGGCCGTGGCAAATCAGACAGGTGTGGCCGACACTTTTGAGGTATCTAATCCAGTCGGTTTGCTCTGGAGATACGCGGGAACCCTTTAGGCGCTTCATCTCGATCCACAGCCGCCAGGCTGGAACAAATAGGTCTGGGACGCCTGGACTCACGCCCTCGGCCTTTAGCCGCCCAGCCGTCGTCATGGATCGGAACCCGCCATTTGGAATGGCGAAAATCCGCACCGGCGCAAATTTCGACCGGAACCACCTGACAAACTCGCGTTGCTCTTCGTGCTCGGTTGGGATGCGTTCCTTGATTATCAAAAGGGAATCTCCTGCGACCAGGATGGGCACTGGTCGAAGCTGTTCACAAACTCAAGAGGCGGGTACGTCTCAAAGGACATGCACTTCCCGCTCACATTGTAATGGTCGCAGGTGTGGCAGCATTTTGGAGGACCAGCCTTTTGCCATGCCTCGTACTCAATCAAAAAGTCCGGCTTTGGTGCTCTCATGCCCTTGTTCTCCCAAAAAAAGCAGTAGGTTCGGCGCTAGGCTTGTCAAACAGGTGCCAAGCGCAATTGTCTTTTCCAGTCATCTTAGAATTTGGAATCCATTTGACGCGGCCAACACTTACGACCTTTCGCAAGCGTGGAAGGAATGGCACCGATTGTTTTGTGTGCATCCAATCGGCATCAAACAGCAGCCATGCAGGCGCATGATCTGATAGATTGGTAATTATAGAATGCAGTGTTGACCTCTCCCACGGCGGATTAGTGATGTAATAATCAGCAATGTGGCAACGTAACTTTGTGGCGTCACCCTGTTGAATCCCTTCAGCTTGCGGGTTGATGTCCCATGCTTCGGCGCATTGAAAACCGCCCTTTGCCAAGTGCTCAATCAGCGCACCATTTCCGGCGCATGGTTCAGCGTAAAATACTCCCGACTTAAGGTGCGGCAAAAGCGGCACCACGGCTTCATAGGGCGTCGGATAAAAATCTCTCTCGATTCGTTCAAATGATGATCTTTTACTCATTGTTCCATTCCCTTCTTGTAACTCGGTAATATTTTCCATCTCGGCGGTATCGGATCACGCCAGGACAGGCACCATCATTCAATTGACTGGCCCAATCCTCAAGCGTATCCGCACCGGCAAATCTAACACCAGCGCGTTCTGCAATCGTCACGATAGCTTTGATCGCCTTCTGTCCGGCGTAGCCCTCATGCGTCACCGGGAAATACTCGACCACGCTGGGATCCGATAATCCGCCGTAATAGGACACCGCCAACATATCCTTGCCACTGGATCGGCTAGTGTGTTTCCGCCAGTTCCAAGCGGTAAGATCCATCTCTGTAGCGTCCAAGCCCATGATGTCGTCGTCGCGTAGCTTTAGCTTAGAGCGCTGAGGCTCAGGAAAAGCTGCTCCGCAAGCTGGGCAAATCATCGCGCTGATGTGGACCAGCTCGCCGCACTCATTACAGACCTTGACCGGAGCCTCGCCATTGCCCTCACCCTTGGGCTTGTGAGGATTGATCGCTGTGATCGGTCCGTGCGTGGCAACCACGCCAGCGAAGTCCAACACCAAGCAATGATCGGTGTGGCTCTTAACTCTCATTCCGCGACCAGCCATCTGCACATATAAACTGGGCGACATCGTTGGCCGGAGCATGGCGATTAAATCCATGTCTGGATAATCAAAGCCGGTGGTCAGCACGTTTGCGTTGGTCAATGCGCGCAGCCGCCCAGACTTGAAATCGGTTAATAACCGTTCGCGCTCAGCCTTTGGCGTTGTCCCGACCACGCAAGCGGCAGCGATCCCATGATCATTCAACACCTCTGCCACAGCCTCCGCATGGTGGACACCAGCGCAGAAGAATAACCATGCCTTTCGATCACCAGCCAGATTGATCACCTCACGCACCACGCGCAGATTGTTCTCGTCGGTATCAACTGCGGCCTGGAGTTCGCTCTCAATGAACTCACCGCCTCGTTTATGGACACCAGATGTGTCGAGAACGGCTCTCGTGACTTTACTCCGCAGCGTTGAGAGATAGCCTTTGTGAATCAGCTCCTCGATGCTGACTGGCTCGATCAGAGCATGGAATAACGCAGGCGCGTCGGTGATTAGCCCATGTCCCAGACGGTAAGGTGTGGCCGTTAGGCCCACCACCCGCATTGCAGGATTGATCGTTTTTAACTCGGCCAGGAATGTGCGATAGCCGCCTTCGTCCCTATGGCTGACCAGATGACACTCATCGATGATGCAGAGGTCAATGTGGCCGACCTGAGATGCGCGTTTCCTGATCGACTGGATTCCAGCAAAGGTGATTGGTTCGTCCAGGCGCTTTGAACCCAGCCCAGCCGAATAGATGCCCAGCGGTGCGCCTCGCCAGTGTTCCCGCATCTTCTCGGCGTTCTGGCTGATCAGCTCCTTGACGTGTGTCAACATCAAGATCCGCGTCTCAGGCCAGTTCTGAATGGCGTCCTTACAAAGTGCAGCCACAATATGGCTCTTGCCAGCACCCGTTGGCATCACCACGCATGGATTGCCATCATTGCCTGCGGCGAACCACGCATAAAGCTGGTCGATGGTGCGTTGTTGATAGTCACGGAGCATTATTCAGCAATCTTCGCAAGCGGATGGGTTAGCCAAGATCTCGCGGCTCTTGTAGCCGCCAGGACCATTCTCGATCACACGATCACCGATCTTCCACATAACCGATAGCCCATCCTCGCTCGGTATCATGTCCCAAGGCACCAGATCAGGGTGGATGATGTGATCGTCACAGCCCTCGTGCTGGAAATCCTCTGGGATGGCGTCGGCATCATGGCGCTCGCAGCGCCAAGTGGAATCAGCCAACGCTGTGCTGTGCGCGCAGGTGCGGCAGTTGGAGAACTTAGTCGGCTCGGCCTTGTGGCAAAAACTATGAGCTGGGCAGAAGCGGCATTGATACCAGGATGGATCGGCGCTCAGTGGCTCCGGAATCCGATCAGCCAATGCAATCCGCTTCCCGCGCTCAATCGCCTTAGTGGCGACTTCAGGATTGTATCTCACCCGCTCGGTGTAGATTCGATCATCGTCTTTGCAGATCGCCACATAAAGCGCACGGAGAATATCAGTCCCGTGCATGTAGACCTGCATCTGAACGTAGTGGACCGGTTTAGACTTCTCAACACCGTTCTTGACCATATCGTCAAAGGACTTCTTCGAGTGCGTCTTGAACTCAGCGATGTGGCGCGCCTTTGGAGCCTCTGGAACACCGCTCTCAATGATGCCGTCAAGGCTACCTGAAACGTGACTGCCAAAGTTTACCCGGGCCTGGCTCGATCTAATGTCGATGCCAATGGCCTTCAGATCAGAGACGATGATGGCCTCTTCATTGTGTCCGCGTCGGAAAAGACGAAGGATGCGTCCCTCAAACTTCTCGACCACCGCCCAGCGGAAGGATAGCCACAGCCACCTATCGCAGGGATAGCCTAGGGTGCTGCAACCCATGTGCGGGCGCGGCCTCTCGGCGATGCTCTCGTGGTATTGGTCAATTAAGTTCGATGTGGTATTGATTGGATCAGGCAGCTTCATGCCTAGTCTCCCTTATTGGTTGAGACGGCGGCGGACAGTTTCTTTTCAGGATGTCCGCCGCCATTCTTTTATTTAGCCCAAGGCGGCTTTGCTCCTGCCGGTGCAGATGTTGCAGCAGGAGAGGATGACGTTCGATTGGATGGGATCGGTGTTGACCCGTTCAGAGTCTTCCACTCACTAACCTCGTTCTTGTCGTTGACGTAGCCGTTGGCCTTGTCCTGATCGCTTGGATTTCGGATCTTGACCTTGATCTGCATCTGACCTCCGATGAGCTGGTCGGTGTCCTCAACCTTCGCTAGGCCAATCGCTCGCATGATCTCGCCCAGTTGCTCTCGGCCTCTTAACTCGGCCTTGGGACTCTGATTGCGGATGTTGATGCTACCGAAAATCACTCGCCCTTCGTGTGTCGGGCCAGTGATGTCGTAACGGATATCGATCTTGGTTCCAGTCCCAGCCTTGGTCGGGCCGAGATCGGCTTTGGTGATCGAGACGTTATACCAGCCCTCTGGGATCAGATCGAAAGAACGATCCGAGACGGGTAGGTCGTCAGTCGAAAAGGTTTCTCCAAGAAATGACATATCAATTTTCCTTTGCTGTGATTGTGAATGAAGGGCGTCCCGGCGTTGCCGTGATCGCGTCCAACAGTGGGGTGGTGATCGCTTTATTTGCTGCTTTCCAAGCCGTCATGGAAATCTCGGGCTTCCAACGAAATAGGCTCGATAGATGCTCCGTCAGACCATGTTCGGCTGCGAGTTCCTGAAGCCTGTCAGCATTGACCTTGCGATTAATCCGACCTTCGATCTTGATCTTGAAGGCGTCGGCATCAATGTTTTTGGTGCCATCGAGGTCTTCTGGAACATCAAAGAACTTAACCAGCTTGTCCTCAACCTCGCGGCGCGTTTGGACGGCGTGAGCCTCCATCTGCTTGGCATCGAGCCATTGTTGATAAAGGCTCATCGGTTGCCTCCGATCTTGGTGATAAGAGCGCCAAGGTCAGGAGCTTCCCAGCTTTCCAATTTGCCGGAACGATCCTTGGCAAGCCAAGTGCCATCACCGTCGCACATAAGAGCGCGCTGGGTTGCGCCCTCGGTGTCACGCTCGACGCGAAGGGCCAGCACCTCGTCGAAGAAGTATGGCAACCCCTGCGTCAAAGATTTACCGGGCATCGATGGGTTGTAGAGGAGTTTCCCCATCTCATCTTGGCTCTTCTCCAGCTTGGCCGACATATAGACATGCTTGCCTGGCAGATCGCGGAAGGACCGGATCAGTTCCTGCATCGTGGTGTTTAATTCACCATAGGCTGCTCGGCCGTCTTTGTTTTTCTTCAGCTCATGCTGAAGCACAACCTCGGCCACCTCACTGATGCTGTCGAGGGCCACACTTTGATACTGGTTGGATTCCTCACTGTTGCGCGCCCAATCATAGGCCTCGCGTAGATCGTCCATGTCGGCGATCTCAATATAGGGCAGATCGGCGTCCTGGATGGATAACAGTCCGCCTTCAGCCGAGAGAACCACCGGATTCGGCAGCGTCTTTATAAGGGTCGTTTTGCCAGAGCCTGCTTGTCCGTAGACGAGCAGCTTAACTCCGTTGGCGGTAAGACCGCTGGTCTTCTTCAAATTGATAGCCATGTTGGCTCCTGTTGATGCACCATTCGGATGATCCGGTCGGTACGTGATTTGATATTTACATATCCATGGTGCAATTGTAAACCTCTCATTGTGTAAAAATCACAGGAGGCAAACTTGTTCACGCTCGAACAGATTAAGACGCTGCTGGACGATAGGAATGTCGAGAAGGTCGCGGAAAACACGGGAATCCATCGAAACACGATCTCAGCCATTCGAGCTGGGACAAATACCAACCCAACCTATGCTACGTTAAAGATTCTTTCCGACTATCTGACTGGGGTTGCAACACATGGCTGATCTAACGAATATCCTCGGTGGACCCTGGTCGCCTCCAAGGCCAATCGATCCTGATCCTCCCGAGCTGCAGTTGATAGATGCTATATCTGGCTGCGGCATGACACCTCCGCAAAGCGTCGTTCTTGATGGAAAGGTTCACCGGTTCAATTCTGGAACCAAGGGAAAAGCAGGGCATGACAAATCGGGATGGTATGTTGCCTATTCTGACGGTGTCCCGGCCGGTCGTTTCGGATGCTGGAGAGCTGGGATCGAATCCACCTGGCGCGCAGATATAGGGCGCAACCTTTCACCAGCCGAGGAAATGGCTCACGCTCGCAGGATGGCCGAAGCCAAGGCCACGCGAGATGCAGAGATCAAGCGCCAGCGCGAGGTCGTTGCCGATACAGCTGAACTTATATGGTCGAACGGAATCGGGGCCAGTCCTGATCATCCCTATCTGGCGCGCAAGGGAATCAACGTTCACGGATCCCGCATTACGGGTGACGGCCGGTTGATGGTTCCGCTTTATAACCCAGACGGAAAGCTAGCCTCGATCCAATATATCGATCAGGAAGGCGGCAAGCTCTATCACAGCGGAGGGCAGACCGGAGGCTGCTTCTGGATGGTCGGAACGATGGATGAACCCGGCACCATCTACATTGCCGAGGGATTCGCCACCGCAGCCACCATTCATGAGATCACACACCGCCCCTGCATCGTTGCCTATTCGGCGTCGAACCTTGTCCCTGTCACCGGAACGATCCGGGACCAATACGGAGCCACGACTGAGATCGTCATTGTGGCTGACAACGATGCCTCTGGAACAGGCCAGAAATATGCTGATCAAGCCTCAGCCAAACACGGCGCTCGTGTTGTTGCTCCTCCCATCGATGGAGACGCGAACGATTACGTTCAAGCTGGTCACGATCTTAAGATACTCCTCAACCCGCCCATCACCGACTGGCTGATCCCGGCCGATAGTTTTTGCCTCGAACCGGCTCCGATCCGGTGGCTGGTCAAGCACTGGCTGCAAGAAGAAGCTCTGATCATGGTTCACGGACCATCGGGAGGCGGTAAGACATTTGTTGTCCTCGATTGGTTTCTTCACATCGCAGCTGGGATAGGCGAATGGCATGGAAATAGGGTCAAGTCAGGACCAGCCGTCTATCTAGCAGGTGAAGGCCATCACGGTTTGAGATCCCGCGTAGCGGCATGGAAGCAGCATCACGGCGCTGGGTCTCTTGATATGTGGATCTCAAAAGCCGGGTGCGATCTCAATACGCCAGCGGGGTATGCCAGGGTGGTCGAGGCTGTCCGCGCATTGCCGGTCTCTCCAAGCGTCATAGGAATCGACACGCTGCACAGGTTCCTGGCCGGAGATGAAAACAGCGCGCAGGATGCTAAGACCATGATCGATGCCTGCGCGGCACTGATGAGGGAGTTCAACTGCTCGGTCGTGCTGGTCCACCACACCGGAGTATCAGATGAAGCCCAGCATCGGGCCAGAGGATCATCGGCCTGGAAGGGCGCGCTGGAGATCGAGATCAGCATCGTCCCAGCTAAGGGTGACGCGCCGATGCAGATCGTTCAGCGCAAGTCAAAGGATGCCAAAGAGGCTAGTTCCATATTTGCATCGTTAAGGCCGGTCGAGATCAAAGGCTGGCTTGATGAAGATGGTGAGCCTGTCTCAAGCGCAGTCCTGGTCGCTGAGGATTCGCCGCCAGAGCGTAAGAAAGAGTCGAAGTTAGACGGACATCGAAAACTATTTGAAGGGGCCTGGTGGGCTTCTGGGGGCGAGGTGATCGATGATGCCCCGTATATCTCGCGATCAGAACTTATGGATTACATCATTAAAAAGCTCGACATCAGCGAGGCGTCGGCCAGGCAATATTGCAAGCCAAGCGTCACTGACAAGCTGGTTGGGGCGCTCACAATCGCTGAAATAATTGAGCCGAAAGAGCATGGATGGGCGGTAATTTGCCCAGTTACGGCAGGGGTTTTGATGATGTCTAAAAATGGCTCGAAATAGGGGCGGTAATTACCGGTAACTTTCCGAATAGTTACCGGCTAAGTAATTGAAAAACAAAGGAAACTTAAATGTCGGTAACTGAAGCGGTAACTTTTTTGAGGCAAGGCGGAGGCGGTAACGTAAAGTAACTCTCTCCTATAGGAGAGTTACCAGTTACCGACGATGCGGACGATACCGATACGAAGGAAAATTGAGAGATGAAAATTAAGTTTATGGGAGTGTCAAGGCATGGCTGATTTGCCGGAGCGTGGACAGAATGATTTGCCTGATGTAAATGATCAGAACCAGACCGAGAACGGGAACTGAGATGACACTGAAAATTGAAACGCGCCTTGTCGCAGACTTGATCCCATACGCGTCGAATAGCCGAACGCACTCCGATACTCAGGTCGCGCAGATCGCGGCGAGCATCCGGCAGTTCGGTTGGACCAATCCAATCCTCATCGATGGAGAGAACACCATCATTGCTGGCCATGGTCGACTCCTGGCGGCACGTAAGCTTGGCATGGAGGATGTGCCAGCCATCATCCTTGATCACCTGTCTAAGGCCGAACAGCGCGCACTGGTGATCGCTGACAACCAGCTGGCGCTTAATGCCGGGTGGGATATGGATATGCTGAAGGCTGAGATTGATGATCTCAAGTTGGAGGGATTCGATCTTGATCTGCTGGGGTTCGATGAAAACTTCCTCGATGGGCTGTTAGAGCCAGAGCCGACCGAAGGGCTGACCGACGAGGATGCGGTGCCGGAGGCTCCGGTGGTGCCCAAGACGGTCTTGGGTGATGTTTGGCTGCTTGGGTCGCACCGGCTGATGTGTGGGGATAGCACTAGCATGTCCTCGTTTGACACGCTGATGGATGGCGCAAGAGCGGACATGATCTTTACAGATCCGCCTTATGGCATGTCCTATGGTGGGGGACGCGCAGCGGGCAGCACAAAAAAAGGCGCACTGGTCAAAGCCCACGGCATGATTATCAACGATGACCTTCAGGGTGACGATCTGATTGCTTTGGTGCGAGATGCAATTGCCACGTCAACCGCCAGTATGAAGGAGGGCGGCGCGCTTTATGCGTGTTTTACATGGCGCACATATGCCGAGTTTGAGGCCGGTCTTGAGAGCTGTGGCCACAAGGTCAAAGCTTGCATCGTGTGGGATAAAAAATCTATCGGCCTCGGAAACAGCAACTACCGTCCACAGCATGAGTTTATTTTTTATTGCGGTGGCCAATGGTATGGCGACAAGTCTGAATCGGACGTGTGGTACATGAGCCGTGGCAACACTGGTGCTTATGTGCATCCGACACAAAAGCCGGTTGAACTTGTTGAGCGCGCTTTGAACAATAGCAGTAAGGCAGGCGATATTGTTATCGACTGCTTTGGCGGTAGCGGATCAACGCTTGTCGCCTGCGAAAAGACCAATCGCCACGCTCGTTTGATGGAACTCGACCCAAAATACTGCGACGTAATCATAACCCGCTGGCAGGACTTCACCGGCAAGGAAGCCATCCACGCTGAGACTGGCGAGACATTCAATGCCTCACGTTAACCTAACCGCAAAGCAAGAGGCGTTCGCTCAGGGCATCGCTGACGGGATGGGCCAGGCGGAGTCATATCGTGCGGCTTATGACGCTGGCGACATGAAGGATAACACGATCTATCCTCACGCATCCAAGCTAATGAAGAACGACAAGGTGAGGACAAGGATCAATGAGCTGCGTGAAAGCGTCCAGGAAAAGCAGCTTTGGTCGCGGGAAATGTCGGTCAAGGCTCTTGTCGCTGCATATCGAGAAGGCTCCGGATCGGTGAAGGTCGCGGCGGTTAAGGAGCTGAACGCGATGCATGGATACAACGAACCGGCGAAGCTCAACATCAGCGGAAGCATGGTCAACCGCATTCAGCGCCAGGTGATCGATGGCACAGACGCTGACGATTAAAACACCGCGCTGGTTCAAGCCGCTTCTCGATCCATCCCGCTACAAGGGCGCGCATGGCGGGCGTGGCTCTGGCAAGTCTCATGCCTTTGCCGAGGCGGTGATCGAGGCTCACGTCATGGATCAGAGGCGGCGCACCGTCTGCGTTCGTGAGATCCAGAAGTCGCTTTCCCAATCGGTCAAGCGTTTGCTCGAACTTAAGATTGAGCAGCTGGGAGTCCAATCCTATTTCGAGGTGCAGGAGACCCAGATCAAATCCGTTCACGGCGATGGGTTGATCATCTTTCAGGGGATGCAGAACCACACCAGCGACAGCATCAAGTCGCTGGAGGGTTACGACTGCGCCTGGGTGGAGGAGGCGCAATCACTCAGTCAGCGATCTCTCGACCTGCTCCGCCCGACAATCCGCAAGCCGGACAGCGAACTTTGGTTCACTTGGAACCCGCGCAACAATACCGATCCGATTGATGCTCTCTTGCGCAGTGATAATACGCCACCGAGAACAACCGTCTGCGAGGTCAACTACAAGGATAATCCTTGGTTCCCAGCAGTTCTCAAGGACGAGATGGAATATGACCGAGGGCGCGATCCAGACAAATACAAGCACGTCTGGCTTGGCGGATATGTTGGCAACTCAGAAGCCCGTGTGTTTCGCAATTGGAGCATCGAGGAGTTCGAGACACCAGCTGATGCCACGCACCGCCTTGGTGCTGACTGGGGCTTTGCCAACGATCCAACCGTCTTGATCCGCTGCCATGTGATCGGCCGCACGATCTACGTTGACCATGAAGCTTACCGCGTCGGCTGCGAAATCATGGACACGCCCGATCTGTTCTTGACTGTGCCAGAGTCTGAGAAGTGGCCCATCGTGGCTGACAGCGCCAGGCCGGAGACGATCAGCCACATGAAGCGGCATGGCTTTCCCAAGATCATGTCGGCCGTCAAGGGGCCGAAGTCGGTCGAGGAGGGTGTTGAATGGCTCAAGAGCCACGACATCGTTGTGCACCCTCGATGCCAACATACCATCGATGAGCTAACCTGCTACAGCTACAAGACCGATGCCCTTACCGGAGCAATCTTGCCAGTTCTTGCAGATCGTGATAACCACCTGATTGACGCTCTTCGTTATGCGTGCGAGGCAAGCAGACGTGCGGCACCTAAAAAGGCTGTTGAGTTCACACCTTTGGCGACAATGAGTAGGTGGTAAATGGCAAGGCCGACTAGAGATCAGCGACTTGCCAACGTGCACGAAGCCGCGCTAAACGAGTTTGATCGCTGCCAGTCAGTCATGCGTGACGAGCGCCTGCAATGTCTTCAGGACCGCAGATTCTATTCAATCGCTGGCGCACAATGGGAAGGCCCCATAGGCGAGCAGTTCGAGAACAAACCGCGCTTTGAGGTGAACAAGATTCACATGAGCGTCATTCGTATTATCAACGAATATCGAAACAACCGCATCGCTGTTGATTTCGTTTCCAAGGACGGGTCCGAAAACGACAAGCTGGCTGAGGCTTGCAACGGACTTTATCGCGCCGATGAACAGGACAGCGTGGCCGATGAGGCGTTTGACAATGCCTTCGAGGAAGGTGTTGGCGGAGGCTATGGCGCTTGGAGGCTCCGCACCACCTACGAAGATGACGAAGACGATGACAACGAGAAGCAGCGCATCCGTATAGAGCCGATCTACGATGCCGACAGCTCCGTGTTCTTTGATCTGGACGCGAAGAAGCAGGACAAGTCAGACGCAAAATATTGCTTTGTCCTCTACTCGATCACTCGTGAGGCTTACATCGCCGAGTGGAATGACGATCCGACCACTTGGTCCAATATCATTCACCAAACGCAATTCGATTGGAACACTCCAAACGTTGTGTTCGTGGCGGAATATTATCGTGTCGAGGAAGTGCGCGAGACAATCCGCATCTTCCAGACGGTTGAAAACGAGGAAGAGCGCTACACTCAGGCTGACTTTGATGCAGATGAGACGCTAGAGGAAACGCTGTTTAATCTCGGCACCATTGAGCTGCGCCAGAAGCGCGTGAAGCGGCGCAAGATCCATAAATACATCATGAGCGGAGGCGGTATCCTGGAGGATTCTGGCTATATCGCGGGCAAGAACATCCCGATCGTTCCATATTACGGGAAGCGATGGTTCGTCGATAATGTTGAGCGGTGCATGGGCCATGTGCGCCTAGCCAAAGATCCGCAGCGCCTCAAGAACATGCAGCTTTCCAAGCTGGGTGAGATCAGCGCCTTAAGCTCTATCGAGAAGCCGATCCTCATGCCTGAGCAGGTTGCCGGACATCAGATCATGTGGGCCGAGGATAACATCCGCAATTATCCTTACCTCCTGATCAACCCGATCACTGGCCCCAATGGCGAGACCCAAGCCGCCGGACCTGTTGCCTATACGAAGTCGGCCGCGATCCCGCCTGCGATGGCCGCTCTGCTCCAGCTGACCGAGATGGATATGGCGGAGATCCTCGGCAACAATCAGCAGGCCGAGAAGATGGTATCTAACATCAGCGGCAAGGCTGTTGAGCTGATCCAGACGCGCCTGGACATGCAAAGCTTCATCTACATGACCAACATGGCGAAATCCATGCGGCGCTGCGGTGAAATCTGGCTATCGATGGCGAAGGACGTTTACGTTGAGGAAAAGCGCAAGATGAAGGCCATCGATCAGATGGACCAGGTATCTTCGATTGAACTCATGAAGCCGATCATCGATCAGGAAACTGGCGAGTTAGCTTACGAGAACGATTTATCCAAAGCCACCTTCGATGTGTCGGTTGATGTTGGGCCGTCCTTTACCAGCCGCAGGGACGCAACCGTGCGCGCCCTTACCGGCATGATGCAGGTCACGTCCGATCCTGAGACGCAGATGATCCTCCAGTCGATGGCGATCATGAACATGGACGGCGAGGGCATTGGAGACATCAAGGACTTCTTCCGGAAAAAGCTCGTGCAGATGGGCGTCATCAAGCCGACCGAAGAAGAACAGCAGGCGATGATGGAGGCTATGGCTCAAGGCCAGCAGCCTGATCCGCAGTCGGTCTACCTCATGGCAGCAGCCGAGGAAGCCCAGGCTAAGTCCATCCAGGCGCAAGCCAACGCGGAATACAGCCTGGCACGTGCTGAAGAGAGCAAGGCCAAAACTATGGAAACGCTCTCGACCATTGACATTGATCAGCGAAAGTCCGCAATTGAGACAGCTGAAAAGATTGGGGCCGCATTGCAGCCCCGAGTGAATGTGGTTCCATCCGCCACACAATTCGGATGAGTTTGACGGGGTAATTATGAAAACGGCAGAACTGAAGAACGACGCGCTCGATGATATCGAGATCAACGCCAACGCCAATGACGCAGCCAACGACGAGAACGATTCCGTTGAGGCTGATGATGAAGGTGACGGCGAAGATGATGTTGTTATTTCAATAGGTGAGGAATCGCCACCTCAAGAGGAAGAAGTTCGTGCGCCAGCGTGGGTGCGCGAGTTGCGTAAATCCAACCGGGAAAAAGAACGGGAGATCCGCGAACTAAAGGCACAGCTCAACACCGCAGCGACTGAGACCAATCCGGTCGTGCTTAGTAAGAAGCCCAGCCTTGAAGATTGCGACTACGATTCCAACGAATATGAAATCAAGTTGTCCGCCTGGTATGAGGAAAAACGCATCCATGATGCGTCCGAATCCGAAGCGACGGTTAAGCGAGATGCTGAATCCAAAGCTTGGCAGGGAAAACTTGCTTCATATGCGAAGGCGAGAGCCTCGCTGAAGGTGCATGATTACGAAGAAGCCGAGGCTGTTGCCTTGGATTCCTTCAGCGTCACGCAGCAGGGAATCGTTATCCAAGGTTCTGACAATCCCGCATTGATTATCTACGCGCTCGGCAAAAACGCTACTCGCGCAAAGGAACTGGCCTCAATCACTGACCCCGTGAAATTTGCCTTTGCGGTCGCAAAACTGGAGACTCAGTTGAAAGTTACAAATCGCAAGGCAGCGACATCGCCTGAACGCACCATCTCCGGAGGAGGCGGCCGCATCTCTGGCAGTGTAGATTCAATCTTAGATCGTTTGCGTGATGAAGCTTTGAAAACCGGAGACCTCTCAAAGGTTATGGCTTACAAGCGCAGTAAAAAATCAAACTAATCTGGAGAAATCACGATGGCTAACGCATTTTCCAAGGAAGAGATCGTAGCGTTTGAGGACATCCTCGAAGGCTTCAACGATGCTCTTATTCTGTCCAAGAACATCAATATCTACAACACCAACGGCGTAACGATGGAACGCGCTCGTGACACCATGTGGCGTCCGCAGCCCTACATCGCTCAGTCGTTCACTCGGACCGTCGGAAGCTCAATCGCCTCCAACGTTTCGACCATGACACAGCTTTCCGTTCCTTCGACCTTGGGCTTCAGCCCTTGTTCGGCTTGGGAAATGAACGCTCTGGAACTGCGCGATGCGTTGCAGGAAGGTCGTCTTGGCGACTCTGCAAAGCAGAAACTTGCTTCTGACATCAACCTGTCCGTTATGGATTTGGCTGCTGCTCAAGGCACGTTGGTCGTTCCAATTGCTACGGCTGCTGGTACTTATGATGACGTTGCCCAGTGCGACAGCATCATGAACGAACAGGGTGTCATGGCTAATGATCGCTACCTGGCTTTGTCCAGCCGCGACTATAACGGCATGGCTAACAACCTGGCGCTGGCGACTCGTTCGTTCACCGGCACCAAATCGTCAAACGCTTACGAGCGTTCATACGTTGGCCCAGTTGCATCGTTCGAGACCTACAAGCTGGACTATGCCAACCGCTGCGTTGCCAACTCGGCGACTGTTACCATCAACACAACTGGCGCTCAGGCCCAGTATGTGCCGAAGGCAACTGTCACCAACGTTGGTGGTATCCTCAACGTGGACAACCGCTATCAGACCGTCACCGTCTCAACGACAACTGGCGTCACTGCTGGCGATGCGTTTACGATTGATGGCATCGAAGCTGTTCACCACATCACCAAGCGCACGACTGGTGAACTCAAGACGTTCCGCGTCATTGAGGTATTGACCAGCACCACGATGGTTATCAGCCCGCCGATCATCTCGGCTGCAACCACACCGACTGATGCTGAACTTCAGTATCAGAACGTGGAGCTGGTTGCTGCCGGTTCGGCTGAACCCATCAACTTCTTGAACATTGCCGCCTCGGGCATCAACCCGTTCTGGCGCAAGGATTCGATTGAACTCCTGCCAGGCCGGTACGCTGTTCCAGACGGCTCTGGTGTTGATGTCATGCGCGCCTCGACTGACCAGGGCATTGAACTGGTGATGACGAAGCGTTTCGACCCGCTGACGTTCCAGACCCTCTACACGCTGGACACGCTCTACGGTGTCGTGATGACGAACCCTGAGATGGCGGGCATCTTGCTCTTCAATCAGGTTTAATATGAACGGGGAGGGGTTTCGGCTCCTCCCCAATCATTCACTGGAGCAATCATGAAAAAGCCATCTAAAGCCGCTGCAAAGATCGCCAAGGTGATGGGCGAATATAAAGCTGGCAAACTGAATGCTGGCATGAATCCAAAGGGATCGAAGAAGGCTCCTATGGCCGGTTCACGCAAACAAGCCATTGCCATCGCTCTGTCAGAAGCTGGCATGAGTAAGGGGATGAAAAAGAAATGACCAACTTCCCGACGACTCTTTACCGGACGCCTGGACCGCACAAGAAGCCACGCGGTGGAACTTATGCGTATAAGGGCGCTGCCGATCAGGAGGCGTTTGATGATCTGATCGCCAAGGGCTGGTTCCCGTCCTATGAGGATGCTGTGATCGGAAATATCAAAGCGGTTGAGAAGCCGATTGACGAAGTGTCAGATCCAACCCGCAGCGAATTGGAATCCAAGGCTGACGAACTTGGGGTATCGTATGATGGCCGCACTTCTGATAAGAAGTTGGCTGAACGCATCGCAAAGGCTCTGGAGGGCTGATCGTGGGATACACCAAGCGCCAGTTCGTCACCGGAGCCTTTGAGGAGATCGGGCTTGCGGATTATGTTTTCGACTTGCAGCCTGAACAGTTGCAGTCGGCTCTGCGGCGTCTCGATGCAATGATGATGGAGTGGAACGCGCAGGGCATCCGCCTTGGTTTCCCCATCGCTTCCAGCCCACAGGATAGTGATCTGGATACGCCAGCCGAGACTCCAGACAGTGCCTGGGAGGCGGTGATCACCAATCTTGCTATCCGCATTGCTCCTGGCTACGGCAAGTCCGTCTCGCCTGACACCAAGATTATCGCCAAGAACGCCTTTAACACGCTGTTAATGCGCGCCACCTTCCCGCTAGAGAAGCAGTTCCCAGAGACGATGCCAATCGGGCAGGGCAACAAACCTTGGCGCTGGGTCAGCCCATACGCCTATCGGCCTTACGATCCTTTAGCTGCTGGGCCTGATGGCCCGATTGAATGGAGTTAAGTCAATGCCGACGATCAACCAGCTTCCGTTAATCACTCAGCTTTCTGGCGGTGATAATATCGTTCTTTACGTTCCCAATCAGGGTGACTCGCGCCGAGCTTCGCTCACCACGCTGATTGCGTTTATCGAAGAGAACTTCGGCGCTGTAGTTTGTACAAGCGTGCAAACCACACCGACAACCTTTGCCCAGCTGCCAACTCCTGTTGGCATTGCCGGGACTCGTGCTTTCATCACCGACAGCTCAACCGCTACATTCGCTGCGACGGTTGCTGGAAGCGGCATCAATATCGTTCCGATCTATAGCGATGGAACCAACTGGAAAGTTGGGTAGGTGCCAAAAGACTCGCGCCTCACTCGTGCTGGCGTGACTGGCTACAACCAGCCTAAGCGCACGCCTGGACATCCGAAGAAGTCTCATATCGTTGTCGCCAAGGTTGGTGATGAGATAAAGACGATTCGCTTCGGCCAGCAGGGCGCTAATACCGCAGGCAAGCCAAAGGCTGGTGAGAGCGACGCGATGAAGGCCAAACGCGCATCCTTTAAAGCGCGGCACGGCGCTAACATCGCCAAGGGCAAGATGAGCGCAGCCTTCTGGGCAGACAAGGTGAAGTGGTGATATGGTTCAGATTCCGATCCTGAGCGGCATCTATACGGACAACGGTCCGGACTTCCGCACGTCTTACCCGGTCAATATGGTGGCCGTGTCAAAGCCCAACGGCATTAGCGAAGGGTTTTTACGTCCTGCTGATGGCATCGTTGCCAACGGAACGGGCCCAGGCACTGATCGCGGCGGCATCAACTGGAACGGCGACTATTATCGGGTGATGGGATCGAAGCTGGTTGAGATCGACATCAACGGCGTTGTCACCGTGCTTGGTGATGTCGGCGATGACGGGCTGCTGGTAACTCTTGATTACAGCTTCGATTTGCTTGGGATCGCCAGTAACGGGAATCTGTTTTTCTGGAACCCAGCAACTTCAATCTTGGCACAAAATACCGATCCCGATCTTGGCGTGGTGATCGATGTTGTCTGGGTCGATGGATACTGGATGACAACGGACGGGGAGTTTCTTGTTGTCACAGAGCTGAACAACCCATTTGCTGTTAACCCGCTGAAATACGGATCTTCAGAAGCCGATCCCGATCCAATAGTTGCGCTGATCAAATTACGCAATGAGGTCTACGCGATGAACCGAAACACCATCGAAGTGTTTAACAACGTCGGTGGTGATCTGTTTCCGTTTCAGCGAATTGAAGGCGCTCAGATCGAAGATGGCGCAATCGGAACTCAAGGATGTTGCAATTTTATGGAGACTGTAGCGTTTCTCGGCAGTGGATTTAATGAAGCGCCTGGCATCTACATGGGCGTCAATGCCACCGCCAATAAGATCAGCACTCAAGAGATCGACGATATCCTGCTGGAATATACCGAATCCCAATTGGCGCTGGTGAAATTAGAAGCGCGCAATGATCGATCTCACGATTTTCTTTATATCCATTTACCAGACAGAACATTGATTTTTGATGCCGCTGCAACGCGGGAAATTAAAGAACCAGTTTGGTGCATATTAACAAGCAGCATCAGCGGCTACAGCAAGTATCGCGCTCAGAATTTTGTCTGGTGCTTTGACAAATGGCTGATCGGCGATCCAACAAGCAGCAATATCGGTTACATGGTTAAGGACATTTCGTCACACTATGGCGATGCAGTGCGTTGGGAGTTTGGCACCACCATCGCTTACAACGAAGGCCGTGGCGCGATCATGCACAACTTGGAGCTTGTCGGTCTAACAGGCTCCGTGGCGTTTGGCGAAGATCCGACCATCAACACCAGCTATTCAACCGATGGGCAAAACTGGAGCCAACTCAAATCCATTAACGCTGGCACCATTGGTCAACGTGCGAAACGCTTGGTCTGGTTCCAGCAGGGATGGATGCGTAACTGGCGCATTCAACGATTCCAAGGCACCTCAGACGCGCATATGTCTTTTGCCAGGCTAGAGGCGGCGATTGAGCCGTTGGCGTTCTAATGGCGACCGGGACCGGCAGACTAAATTTAACGCGCAATCAGCTTGCGTCATTTTTGCAGGACTTTGAGCAGGTCAGGCAGTTTGAGCAACTGTTCAGCACGGTCGACACGATCAGCACCGTGACGATAGATGAGATAAGCATTTCAGCTGATGGTGCTGCTGCGACTGCCAATGAGGCTCTTGCTGGCGTTGCAGTACTGAACGATCTGATCGCCCCGCTTGTCGTTGCTCCACCTCCCACGGGCGGCACCGTGACCAGCGTTGATGCGTCTGGTGGTTCAACAGGGCTACTGTTTACGGGCGGTCCAATCACAACCAGCGGAACGCTCACCCTTAGCGGTACGCTTGACGTTGACAGCGGTGGCACTGGACAGGTCAGTTACACCAACGGCCAGCTTCTGATCGGTAACACCACCGGAAACACGCTCACTCCAGCCACGCTGACCGCAGGAACAAACGTCACTATCACTGACGGTCCTGGCTCAATCACCATCAACGCAACGGATGCTTTCGCCGGAACCGTAACGAGCGTCTCCGTTGTCCCCGCTAACGGGTTTGCTGGCACCGTGGCAACCGCCACCACCACGCCAGCCATCACCATGTCAACGTCGATCACGGGCGTTCTTAAAGGCAACGGCACCGCTATTTCAGCAGCATCAGCAGGCACAGACTACGTTGCGCCTGGCGCTTATACGACCAGCGGCCTCACGATGGCCACCAGCCGCCTGCTGGGCCGCACCACAGCCAGCACAGGCGCAGCGGAGGAGATCAGCGTTGCGGGTGGCTTAACGCTATCAGGCGGGGTTCTGACTGGGGTATCAGGGACGGTGACGAACGTCACTGGAACAGCTCCGGTCGTTTCTAGCGGCGGCTCAACTCCGGCTATTAGTATGCCTGCGGCCACAACCTCGGTGAACGGATATCTTACTAGCACCGATTGGACGACCTTTAATAACAAAGGTTCTGGTTCGGTAACGAGCGTCGCTGCGCTCACTCTTGGCACGGCGGGAACTGATCTGTCGTCCACTGTCGCCAACAGCACAACGACCCCTGTAATTACCCTAAATGTCCCTACAGCGTCTGCTGCTAACCGAGGGGCTTTGTCAGCCGCTGACTGGACGACGTTTAACGCCAAAGGTAGCGGCACCGTTACGGGCGTTACCGGAACGGCCCCTGTAGTTTCTTCTGGCGGCACTGCTCCTGCAATTAGCATGGCAGCGGCCAGTACCACTGTGGACGGATATTTAACAGCCGCCAATTTTACTACGTTTAATAACAAAGGCAGCGGCTCAGTTACCAGCGTAGCACAGACCTTCACAGGCGGCATAATCTCTGTTGGCGGGTCGCCAATCACCACGTCAGGCACACTGGCGCTGACGGTCGCCGGTACGTCGGGCGGCATTCCTTACTTTTCCTCAACCACCACTTGGGCAACCTCGGCGCTTCTTGCAGCTAACGCTCTGATGGTCGGCGGTGGCGCGGGCGCGGCTCCCGCGACGGTTACGACTGGCGCAAATGTTGTCACGGCGCTGGGCGTTAACGTTGGCACGGCTGGCGCTTTTGTCGTCAATGGCGGCGCTCTAGGAACGCCCTCCAGCGGCACTGTGACCAACCTGACTGGTACAGCCTCGATTAACATCAACGGCACCGTGGGCGCTACAACGGCGAACACCGGCGCGTTTACGTCGCTGTCCTACACCACCACGCTGACGGGCGGCACGGGTATCGTCAATCTGGGCAGCGGGCAGTTTTATAAGGACGCCACCGGCAAGGTCGGCATTGGAACCGCTAGCCCTATAACCAATCTGCACGTTTCAACCAACGACCAATCAACCAACCGCTTGCGTCTTCAGAACACAGGCGTTGGCGGTGGTACCTTTGATGTTGTTGGCGGTCAGCCCGGCGTAAGTAATGCAGGGCTTGCGATCTTTGATGTCAGCAGTTCTGCAACGCGAATGTATCTTAACTCCAGCGGAAACTTTGACTTTGGCGGAACCATCGCGGTTAGTGCGGCGGCGGGCAATTACACGCTTGATACGTCTAGCGCAGCGGTTTCCGTTGCAAATGCTGGCACGGTTAACTTCAGCAATGCGTCCGGAATGCTCATTGTCAATAACTATAATACCGGCGCTATCTCGATGTATTTCATGGGCGGCGGCGCTGTTTCAACGCCAGGCACTCAGACATACGCAGGCGGCGCTGTTGGAGCCGTTACTTATAACGCGGGCATAAATGGCTACACTTGGACTAATAACTCTGGAAGCACGGCAACGGTTGGATTTATGTTTTTCAGAACAAGAACCAACGCTTAGGAAAAGCTATGAAATATACAGCTTCGTTCATTGCCGATAATATGTTTGAAATATCGACTACCTTTAACGAGGAGCCGATTAAGTTTTTTGTTGTTGTTGCATCTTCTGACACAGAGTTAGATGGATTGGTGGAGTTTCACCTTAACCATTTGGCAACCCCGTACAAGCCGCCCACTCCTTCACCAACGCCAGAGCGCACGCTTGAAGCCATTCAATCGCAAATCTTCGAGCTACAGGCACAGGTGACTAGCCTAATGGATTCTCAATCTTCGCTGTGATACCCTACGCGAGACTAACTACTCGGGCAAAACAATGACCATATTGATGGATCAACGCTAAACTGGAAAGAAACTTAATATGGCGGTCACAGTTAAAACGCTCATCCCATCCAAGGAGGCTGAGGCAACTCAGACCACTCAATACACAGCTGTCAACTGCCGCACGATCATCGACAAGTTCACGGCCACTAACACCAGCGCCGGTAACGAAAGCCTAAGCGTTAATCTGATAGCTGCTAGTGGAACTGCCGGAAACGACAACTTGATTGTTGACGCACGGATGATGGTTGCAGGTGAGACCTACACATTCCCAGAGCTGGTCGGCCAGGTGCTGGATTCTGGTTCGTTCATTTCTACGATTGCCAGCGCGGCAACATCACTGACCATCCGCGCATCTGGACGGGAGATTGTCGCATGAAAAAGTCTATCACCATCATTGGCGGGTTTGCCGGTTTGGGCGAAATCGAGCCATTCGTTACAACTGCCGAGAACAAAAAGAACACGAAAGTTGTCATTGACGATTGGATGCTTGGTCCTGAAAACCCAAGCAATGAGCCGGATGCCAATGAAACATTCTGGATCGCAATCGGAAAGGCGATGCAGGTTGACGAGACTGAGGCGCGCCGCCGTCGCTGCTCGAACTGTGAATATTACGACAACAGCACGTTAACCCAAGCCAAGATGGAGCGCATCCCTCGCAATCAGTGGGACAATAACGCTGGATTCCGTGGCTTCTGCACCAAGTTTGAGTTCGTTTGCCACGATCTGCGCGTATGCCAGGCATGGGAAGAGCGCGAGTTTGAGTTTGAAGATTGACTGTGATATGGTGAGCCACCGAGCGTCATTGAGCATCCGGTGGCTCACCTTTGAGAGGTTTGAATGACGTATCACCAAGCAGCTATTAATGGGACATCGCAATTCAGCGAACCATTTGGCCTGCCTGTGATCCGCGACGCCACCATTGAAGACGCTGAACAGATCGCCATGCTTGGCTCTAGGTTTCACAATCAGGCATCTTGGTCTGATATTTTCTCATACAGCATAGGTGACTGCGTAGCGTCGCTTGAGAATTTCATTGGGAAACCAAACTTTATCTGCATGGTGGCTGATGAAGGAGGCAAGTTTGTTTCGTTCGGATCTCTTGTTCTGGCTCCGGTGTATTTCAACCATAAGCACATATCAGCAGAAGAACTTTTCTGGTGGTCTGATCCTGAATCTTCGCACATCGGCATTGGCCGCAAGCTGAAAAAGGCGCTTGATCAAGAGGCGTTGAATCGCGGCGCATCATCCATCCAGATGAAGTCAATCGATCTGTTGAACGGGGACAGGATGGCTAAACTATACGCTCGCGACGGGTATCGGCCCAGCGAGCGTTCTTTCATTAAGAGGTTGGTATAATGGCAATCGGAACTCTCGCAGCAATTGCTCTTGGCGTTGGCGCTGTAGGAAGCGCTGCGATTGGCGCTGGCGCCGCAGGTAAAGCTGGCAAACTTCAGGCCAGCGCCGCAAATGCTGGCATTGCCGAAACTAAGGCTGCTCGTGACGCCCTTATGAAGAGCCTCGCGCCTTATTCAGCGGTGGGCATTCCTGCGCTTCAGGCCCAGATGAATCTGATCGGCCTTGGCACTGGCTCAACTAATTGGGATGCCTACGCTCAATCAAACCCAGCTCTTATGCAGGCCTATGAAGCGCAAAAGGCAGCGCCATCTGGGTTTAACTTCGGCGGATTTGGGGAATATGGCGGAATGTCAGGGCAACCTGGCGGAACTCAATCGCTGTCTGAGTTTGCTCAGAACTATTATCAGACCACCGGACAAGCGGCTGGTGACGATATTTCCTCATTCACCATGACTCCAGAACAATTGCAGCAACAGGCAGTTTCTGGAATTGAAAACAACCCAATGTTCCAGGCCTTTGCTCGTCAAGGCGAGGAAGGCATCCTTCAAAACGCATCGGCCACTGGTGGCTTGCGTGGTGGCAACGTTCAAGGCGCGCTGGCTCAGTTCCGCCCCGCCTTGCTCAATCAATTCATCGAGCAGCAATATGGCCGCCTCGGCGGGATGGCTCAGATCGGGCAAGCATCAGCTGCGGGAGTTGGTGCTGCTGGTGTGAACTCGGCCTCATCAATAGCTGATCTGCTAGGGCAAGCTGGAGCTGCTCGTGCCGGTGCCGCATTGGGGCAGGGCAGGGCATACAGCCAGCCGTTCAATCTTCTCTCAACACTCGGCGGTATGTCCGCGCAGAAATCTATGGGTTTTTAAACCATGCCCCAGCCATATGATTACAGTCTCGGCGGAACCGATCCAACTGAAGCCTTCCTAAAGGGCGTTCAGATTGCTCAGCAGGGCAGGCAAGTTCAGGCTGAGTATTTGCGCTCCGAAGCCGCTAATGCAGAGGTTCAGCGCAAAATTGATGAAGCGACCAGAAAGCAGACTGTGTTCAAAACGCTTCTTGGACCAGGATCTACGATGGAACAGCGCAATGAGGCTATGCGTCAACTTCCAGAAGAGGTTGCTGCAATCCAGACGTTCTGGAAGGGCATTAACGACGGGCGAAAAGCATTCCTGCTTGAAGCTGCGCGAACTGCTTATGGGGATCTGATTCCTGATGAGTCTGGGAATGTAAACATTGAGGGTGCAATTGGTAAACTAAACACCCGTGCCGATGCCGCTAAAAACAGCGGAGACATCGTTCTGGAAGCGCAGATGCGTGATCTAGCGTCTTCGATTGGAACGCCTGGTGCTGATCCGCGCTTAGCTCAGGGTGTTATTGACATGCAGGTTCGTGCTGTTGATCCTGAAGCAGCCGATAAGATGACCGGCTCTGGAGATGCTCGCGCCTTAATGCGCGGTGCTGGGATTGATCCGTACAGCGAAGCTGGCCGCGATATATTTAAGAACATGGCGTTTAAGCAAGGCCAGATTCTTTTGACGGGTGCAAAAACACCAGATGGCGGTGAATATACCGGAACGCTCGAAGATTATCTTACACGCTTCAGCTCAGGCGGTGGTCCGGTTGGTCAGCGTTCGGCTCCGCCTCCAGCTTCTACAATCCTTCCGCTTTCGAGCCGCCCTCCAAACATGACGGACGCTGATCTTATCAATCAGGCCAATGAGGCTGTGCGCTCTGGCGTAGGTATGGATAAGGTTATGAGACAACTTAAGGCATGGGGAGTTAACCCATAATGGCCGAGCAGAATGTTTTCGATCATTTGGGTGGTGCACCAGCGCCAAGTTCGGCCTCGCCGTCTGTTGGCGTCGTTATCCCTAAAGCTCCCAAAGAGCCTGACACTCCGTCGCCACTTCGCGCAACGGAAGTCTGGCGCATGTTGTCCAATGATGAAAAAAAGCAGCGGAATCTTCCTATTGAGCAGAATTTTCAAATCAATGATGCTGGGAAGATCGAAACTGTTTCTGAAGGTGGATTGACTGAATCGCAGGCTAAGGCTCAGGGGTTCTATCAAAGAATGAGGTCCTCTGAGACGCAGATGAAGCGTTTAAGAATGGGGCCGCAGGATTGGACAACTCTGATCCAGCAGCGCATTTCTCCAACCTTCTCGCGCGCCAATCTTTCTGATAACCAGCGCACGCAGTTGGATCTCATGGAAAATTGGATCGCTGCTTCGCTTCGCCTTGAATCGGGCGCTGCGATTGGGGCGGATGAGTTTCAAAAACAAGCTCGCATATTTTTCCCACAGCCAGGCGCTGGTGAAAAAGAACAAGCCACTAAAGACCAGCAGCGCGAGCTTGCAATCCTTGGATTTGGATCGACAGCTGGTCGTCAAGGCAGGTTGCTTGCTGATGAAAACCTGCGAGGACTTGGTTTTATCGATAAGGAAGGCAAGCCGATCATCGCTCGTGAACCCGGCGCTCCTCCTCCTTCTGAAACACCTCAGGCAAATATAAAGGTAGCTCAAGGCACTCAGTTTGCGACTGACGAAGATTTCCAGCGTCGTAAGGATTCTGCTGAAGCTTGGTCTGAAACTCAGGGATTGCCATTCGATCAGGCGCTCATCCAGTTCAATTCTCGGTTGTCCGAACTCGGTTATGGCGCGGCTGAGAAGGAAACCATTGACGCTTTGCAATGGTGGGAGAAGAACCAGCCTGGTGATCGTGGCGCGGTTCAATGGCAGCTTCCTGTTACCGGAATCAAAGAAGAAGGCGGCCCTGGGCGAACTAGCGCCGTTGCTTCTGGACTCGTTTCGGGAACAACGGCTGGCCTTGCAGAGGAAGCCGTTAATTTATTCAACCCAGAAGCCGCCGCGAGAATGGAGGCTGCACGTCAATACGGACAAGAGCAGTATCCAGGAACGACATTAGGCAGTGAAATTGTCGGTGGCCTTCTTTCTCCGCTATCTAAGATCGGACCAGCGGGAACGGTTGCTGGTGAAGCCACTCGCGCTGGAGTTTATGGTGGTCTTTTTGGTACTGGCAACGCTCCTCCCGACGCCGGACTTGTTGAACGTATTCCAGGTGCTGTGCTGGGCGCTACTATTGGCACCGCTGGTGGGGCGGCAGCGCAGAAATATGTAGCTCCTGTTATTGAGAAATACGTCAGCCCAGCAATAAGCCGCTTTCTTGGGCAACCTCCAGAACAGGTGATCCCTGAAGTTTCTCCTGGCGCTATGGCGCCCGGCGCTCCTGCACCGTCTCAGTATATTGCCCAGCCTCCGGTTGGCGCTCCGCTGCCATCTGCTGGCGGTGCAATTGAACTGACCGCTGATGATCTTGTGCGCTTCACAACTGCCGAAGAGCGCGCATCTTTCACCCAAGCGCAATTAGGATATATTGCGCGTGGTAGGAAATTTGAACAACAGGCTTCACCTGCTGCCTCTGTTGCGCCCGGCGCTCCTGCTGCTGCGCCCATTATGGAGGCAGCATCTACTCCTGAAGCCGCCGTTGAGCTTGGGAAGATCATTCGAGAGGCTTCCGGCACTGGGTCAAAGGCCAAGGCCGCACAGACCAAGATCGCAGAAATGGCGCAGGTCAATGTTGAAGCTAGAGCTGCGGCTGAACGCCTTGGCATCGACGTGCCTGCCGATGTGTTTTCTGATAGTGCGCAGATTCGTGCCGCCATCGGTC